ACAAGTGATTGCTAACAAACAGAAACAGTTAAGGGAGCTTATCAACGAACATGAGTTCTTAGTTCGTGATTACAGTAGAGAACAAGTACAAAGTTAATAATTATAGGCTTAGCAATCGCTAGTCTTTTTATTTTGCCCCGAATACGGCGTTAAACTGTTCAATCCATCGAGGGCGTAGCCTCGTTAAACAACGAAAGGATGAATGAAATGAAACGTGAAGAACTGAAAGAACTTGGCTTAACTGATGAACAGATTGGATCAATTATGGCTTTGCATGGTGTGACTGTGAACGAGTTGAATAGTCGGGTGTCTACCGCGGAACAACAGGCCACTCAATATCAAGAACAGTTAGAGAAAAACCAAAATGAGCTGAATGATTTCAAAGCAAATGCTAAAGGAAATGAAGATCTTACTAAGCAGTTAGAGGATTTACAATCTAAGTTCGATGAAACGAAGACGAGTTCTGAACAACAAATTGCTGATCTTAAAAAATCATCAGCGATTGACTTGGCTCTAACACAAGCTGGAGCTAAAAACATTAAGGCTGCTAAAGCCTTATTAGATGGCGAATCATTGGAACTGACAGACGAGGGATTAAAAGGATTAGATGACCAACTGGCCGCACTCAAAGAGAGCGACGGTTATTTATTTGGCTCAAATGAACCTGTTCCGCCCAATCCAGAAGGTAAAAAAGCTACTTTCGGGGGCAATCCTAGTTCTGGCCAGAATGTGGAAGAAGATGTGTTCGCTAAAGCATTAGGAGTTTTACCAAACAAAAATTAAATTTGGAGGGAATAAAATATGGCAATTAATTACATTACAAAAGACAATGGGATTTTCGATCAGAAGATCACTCAAGGATTGTTAACGACGATCTTAGGTATTCCACAAGTTGAATTTGTGAACGGTGGTAAATCATTTACATTAACGACTATTTCAACTTCTGGTTTGAAAGATCACACGCGTAACAAAGGATTTAACAGCGGTACCTATGGAAACGACAAAAAAGTGTACACAATGGGTCAAGACCGTGACGTTGAGTTTTACATCGATAAACAAGACGTTGATGAAACGAATCAAGACTTATCTGTAGCTAAAATTTCAAATGTATTTATCACTGAACACGTTCAACCAGAAATTGATGCGTATCGTTTTTCTACTTTAGCTTTAGGAGCAGGAAATACTAAAGAAGAAACAATTACTGAAAAGAATGCTTATTCAGCCATTAAAGCTGCAATTTTACCAGCTCGTAAATTTGGCCCACAAAACCTAGTAGCGTTTGTATCAACAACCGTAATGGATGCATTAGAACGTTCTTCAGAATTTACTCGTAATATCACTAATCAAAATGTTGGGCAAACGGCACTAGAATCTCGGGTAACTTCTC